CGGGAGGCCGATCCGGCCAATGGCAAGGAGTTCCTGTCGCCTTTGGTTCACTGGCAGGGCCAGGCCGGTTCGGAAGCGGGCGGCTTTTCGTTGAGCGTCAGGCCGGCGGTGGGGGAGAAGATGGCGCTTCTTTCACCGTCCGGCGACATCGGCCCGGCTTCGCTGGCAATCCCCGACAGCTGGTCGGACGACGCGCCCAACCCGGACGCCGGCGCCGACATGGTGCTCAAGCGCGGCGACAAGACGTTCATCATGGACGGCGATGGCATCCGCCTGATGGTTGGCGGCACGGGCGTCGCTGTCACCGCCGACGAGGTGCGCACGGTCGGCCGGACGCGGCTGAACAACGGCACCAAGAAAGTCCACCGCAAAGACGACCAGGACAGCGCAGGCGACGTGGCCACCGAAGGCGCGGACGACGTGTTCGCATGACACGAAAGGACCCAACCATGGCAGACAAGACCGAGACCCCGCCCGCCGAGCTGGTGGCGATGGACGAGGCCAAGCCCAAGACCGGCATCAAGCCGTTGCCGATCGGACCGGACGAACGGGGTGTCTTCAAGGTCACAAAGACGGCGGGCGAATTCGTTGCCGGGCGCCGGTCACCGGGCACGGGCAAGGAACTCACGCTGACCGGCCGTCAAGCGGAGCACCCGCACGCCAACGGGCACGTCACCTACGTCAAGAAGGCGAAGGACGAGCCGGCTTCAAACGACGGCTGAAGGGACTTCGAAGGGCACTGAAATGCGCACCGGCGTCGATGAACAAACGCTGCAATGGCTGACCGGCTGGGAGCATTGCCTCCAGTCGATCGGTGTCGTGCTGCGCACGCGCCTTGGCACCGACGCCTGGGCGCGCGATTTCGGGGCGGCGGTCAAGGAACTGCAGGACGCCAATGCGGTCAACCCGGTGCTGATTGCGTTTGCCCGCGATGCGGCCACCGCCATCGAAGATCATGAACCGGGTTACCGACTGACCAATGTCGAACTGACCAAGGCCGGCCGCGACGGCGCGTTCGCTTTCGTCCTGTCGGGCGACTACTACCCGCGCGGGCATCTGGGAGACTATTCGGTCAAGCAAGACCGGTCGCTGGCGATCGCCGGCACCGCGGGCATGGTCGAAACCGTGGAGGCGATTGCCGCATGAGCCGCTTTGTCGCCGCCGATCTGGCCAGCTTGCCGCCGATGGACATCCTTGAGCCGGTGAGCCACGAGGCCGGCCTCCAGGAGCGCCTCGACGATTTCCGGGTGCGCGCCGAAAAGGTCGGCGTAACCTATGACACCGGACACATCCGGTCGGACCCGATCCGGCTTGACCAATCGACATCGATGGACCGCGAGCTTGCACTGCGCGTGCGTCACAACGATGTGGCCCGTGCTGTGATGCTGGCGACGAGCTGGGGCAGCAATCTCGATCATATCGGCGCGACCTACTTCATGGGCATTGCCCGTCGCGAAGGCGAGCAGGACACCGACTACAAGGCGCGTCTGGCGCTGGCGCCGGAGGCGTTCTCAACCGCCGGTCCGGAGGGCGGCTATGTGTTCCACGCGCTTGAACTCGACGGCGCTTTCGACATTGCCGATGCCGCCGCCTACAGCGAGGAAGACGGCGCGACCTACTCCGACACAATCCATGCCGACGCCTATTCGCGCGGCCGTCGCCCGACGGCCTTTGACGGCCGCGCCGCTGGCGATCCGGTGCTGGCGCCCGAGATCCTCGTCGTCATCCACGCGACGACCGACTACGGCCCGGTCGACCAGGCGCTGTGCGACCGTTGCTGGGACGCGCTCAATCCGAACGACACGCGGCCGGCCGGCGATACGCAGCGCATCGAGGCGGCCGAACGGATCGAATACGCCGTCGAGATGGTGCTGACCTATCGGCGCGGTGCCGATCCGGCGCCGCTTGTCGCCGAAGCCGAAACACGGATCGCCGCCTACGTCGCGGCCCGCGAGCGCGTCGGTCTTGCCGCCGAACGGCTTGGCATAGGAGGCGCCGGCTATGTGTCGCTTGTCGAAGCCGTCACGCTCAACGCACCCGCCGCCGATGTTGGCGGGGGGCCGAAACAGGTGCCCGTGTGCACGGGCATCACCGTGACGGCGGTGCAGGATGAGGGCGGCTGGCAATGAGCTACCACAACGCCCAATGGCATGTTCGCTTGCGGTCCTCGGCGACGCCCGGACAGGTGGCGCTGGCAGAAGTCGATGCCAACCGTCTGGTCCGGATCGAGCCGGAGATCATCGCAACCCTCTGGGACCCGTGGCGCTGTCCGGCCAAGCTCTTGCCGTTTCTGGCCTGGGCATTGTCGGTCGACATCTGGGACGAGACCTGGTCGGAGATCGACAAGCGCCGCGAGATCGCTGCTTCGCCCCTGCTGCACCGGATCAAGGGCACGCGTGGCGCAATCGAACGATCGCTCGGCCGCATGGGCTTGAGCTACATCGTCACCGAATGGTGGGAACCGCACCCGATCAGGCGGCGCGGCACCATCGGTGTCTTCGTCGACAGCGGGGAACGGGACCTTGTGACGGTGCGGTCCGAGGCGGCGGCGCGAACAGCGAGCTCCAAGCCAAAATCGCGCCTGGCCGAATTGACCGTTGGCGAGCTGGCCGCGGGATCGCTTGGCGTTGTGGCTGCGGCGATCACGCGCACGCTTGTCATCGCCGAACCCTTCGTGGCCAGTCGCGACATGACGGCCATCGGTCCGCTTCGGGCGACCGCGGCCGTCTTCACCCGATCCTTCATCATCGCGGAGGCCAGATGAGATGGCGCAATATGGTGTGATCATCACCTCGATCGGCCAATCTAAACTGGCCTTGGCGGCAGTCAGTGGGCCGCCGGTGCAGCTCACTCAAATGGCGGTCGGCGACAGCAATGGCGTCGCCTACGATCCGGACGAAGCACAGACCGCACTCGTCAATCCGCTGCATACCGGCGATCTGACGGTTGAAGTCCTTTCGGGCGGGGTGATCGCTGCCCAGATGACCATTCCCGTCGATGTTGGCGGCTGGCACGTGCGTGAGGCGGGCGTGTTCGACAATGCCGGCGACTTGATCGCCGTCGTGCGTCTGGCGGAGCGTTACAAACCGTTGCCGTCGTCGCAACAAGCCGACGAGATGACGATCTATCTCAAGCTCGATGTCGGCAATGTCGGCCATGTGACATGGGCCGTCGATCCGGCCGCCAAGGACCGGATCGACAGTCAGCTGGCGCCGGATTACCGCTCGGTCCAGGCGATCCAGAGCGATCCGCCCGGCGCGCCGGAACCCGGTCAGACGTTCATTGTCGGCGACGCGCCGACCGGCGATTGGGTTGGTCGGGAAAACCACCTGGCCGAGTGGTCGGGCACGGGCTGGACTTTTTGCATGCCCACGCCCTGGTTCCATGCCGGGCTGGCCGACCGCACCGACTGGCGATGGGATCACACCCTCGCCGAGCCAGCGTGGGTCAAATGGAACGGCGTCGATTTCGCGACCGTGCCCGAACATGTCGAAGGCGAAGCCGACGACAAGGCCGCGCATCCGCTCGGCGTCAAAGCGATGATCGCCGCCAATCAGAACAGCCATACCAACCGCGCCACGCGCTTGTTCGCGCGGCTTGGCCTTTGACGAGGAGACACCATGCCGATCGAGACCGCCACAGCCGCCGTTCTGGCCAAACTCTTGGAGAGCGCCGAGGCGTTTGATCCGGCGACCGGAACGCCGGAACAGGCCGAACTGGCCGCCGCGCAAATCCTGGCACACCGGGCGCTCGGCGTGCCGGCTGACACAGGGTCCGGTATCGCTGCCACCATGGGCCTTGCCGTGCCCGGCTCGAATGGCTTCCTGCGCCGACAGATTTTTCGCCATCCCGGCCCGTTCACGTGGACAGCCCCGGTTACAGGACCCGTCTTCATTCAAGGGCTGGGGGCGGGGTCCGGCGCCAGTTCAGAGTATCCCGGAGCTTCTGCAGCTTATGCTCAAAAGCTCCTTCAATCAGTTGCAGCAGGCCAGTCAATCTCGCTTGTGATTGGAGAGGGAGGCGCGGGAGCCAATGCACAACAGAAGGCGGATGACGGGGGGACGACCACGATCAGCGGTGCCCCTATCGGAGGTACGCCTTTGGTCCTGACCGGCGCCATCGGTGCGCACGAGGATCAGGCAGACTTCGGGGCACCGGGCTCTGCAACAGGTCCTTGGGACCTTTTCTACGACGGCGCGGCGGCTCTCGGCACGAACCGGGGCGGCTGTTCTTCGGGTTCTCCTTGGGGGCCCGGCATTGCTGTTCCCACGTCAGGCACCTACGGGGGTGCCGGTTGGGGTGGCCTTCCATACAGCCACTATGGCGCAGGAACGCACTTCGCTGCCGCCATCAACAAGGCTGGCGGCGGTCTGCTGACGCGGGGTGCAGCATCTCTGAATGAGGACGGGGAGATGTCCCCCTTCTGGGATTTGAGAGATGCTGACTGTGGCGGTGGCGGCAGTGGTGGCGGCAGAGGCGGCATCGGGTCAGGTGGCGGAGGAGCGAGCAACGCTGGACCAGCCCCCTCTATCATTGGCGGCGGTTCCGGGCATGCGAACGTGGCCGTCCCGCAAGGGACCAAGTCGGGTCACGGCGTTGGCGGTGGCACCGGCAACAACACAAACTGGGGCGGTGACGGCGGTGACGCCTTCGTGATGCTCTTCTGGCTGGGGGTGAACTGATGGCCCATTTCGCACGCATCGTTGATGGCACGGTCAAGGAAGTCATCGCCTTCGATCCCGATGGCAAGTTCCCGGCCGACTGGACATGGGTTGAGTGCCCGGCTGATACGCGGCAGGGCGCGACCTATGCCGGCAAGACCTTCACCAATCCGGAACTGCCGGAGCCCGATCCGGCCGAGCCGGCGCCGGCCTTTCGCACCCAAGTCACCCGCACCGAATTCTACGGCCTGTTTACGGCCGAGGAAGAAGCGATGGGCCGCCTGATGGCATCCGAAGAGGTCACACCGGCCGCCTTTGGCGCGGCCGACGCGGCGGAAAAGGCCCGACTGTCTGCCGTAATGCAACTTGGCGTCATGTTCCGCCGGATCGATGCGCTCGGCCCAACCGACCGCATCGATCTGGCCAATGCCCAGGTTGCCGAGGGGCTCGATCTGTGGCGTGGACTGGACCTGATCACCGAAGACCGCCGCGCCGAGATCGCCAAGGGCGTGCCCGAGGGCTGACCCATGGCCGGCCCGAACGGCTGCACCTTGTGGCCGGACGGCTGGCGCGGTGTGTCATGGCGTCATTGCTGTGACGCTCACGATCTTGCCTATCTGGACGGCGCCGACCGGCTGACGGCCGATCTCGAACTTGCCATCTGCGTCTACCGCACCTCCGAAAGCTGGCCGCTCGCGCTCACCATGG